GATTTCTTTGTCCTTGGCGATGTGAGTTTCGATGTTTTCCATTGTGCTACTGTTCTTATACTTTTATTTATTTTGACTTTTTGCCTTTTCTACCAAATAATGAGCAAGAGCTTCCATTCTTTCTGGATGAATTGCACGTATATCTGCCTCCTTTAGGGCAATTTTCATGCTTTTTTCCTCCATTTCGGTCAATTTCTTGCCGTTTTTTGGTAAAGTCATAGATTTCTTGCGGTGTGTTGATATTCTAACATTAGAATTCAATATTATCTAGGAATTTAAGTTTTTATTCACATTTATTCATCAGTATCGAACCAGGAACCAAAGATACCACTGTCTCCGGGATTGCGATTTTCAAGTTTATCAAGAATTTCATCAGTAGAGATAACTGATTCTATTTTACCAATCATATCCGCAATAGTGCTACAAACCATTGGTCTTTCTTGCCTTGCCGCAAATGCAAGTGCATTACGAAGTGATTGTTCTGCTTCTTTAAGTGATGCTTCGACTGATTCTGAGAGTGCCATAATTAGTTTTTTGTTGTTAGTGGTTCAATTTTTTCCATTTCATTCCATATCTTCTCAAAGTCGTCAAAACTCCATTCATCATAAGTTTCTGAAGAATCCCAAAAATCTTCCCAATCCTGTGGGGAATTTGTAACTTCTTTGATATTACCCATTTAATCCATCCTTGATTGCTCGATTTACAATTTCCTGAATTTCCTTACTTGTCTTACCATTTAAGAACTTCCAATTAGGATCATCTTTGTCCCATTCAAGACTAAAGGTTCCGTCTTTATTCTGGTCCACTTTCAGGCTGTCTTTCATTTTTCTTTAATTGCTTTCTAATCATTTTAGCATATGCAACTTCTTCTTGAGAATACCATTCAGGATGTTTTTTAGATCTTTTAATGATTTTTTTGGTTGCTTTTTTGTCGGATAAATCCACTTTGAGATTTGTTTGGATGTTTTAAGTATTTAACACTTTAATTCTTCATATATGATCACCATCCTTTTTTACCTTTTCATTTAATTGATTAATTTCGTTTTGAATCCACATCATTTCAGTTTGAAGTCTGCTAATTTTTTCATCATGAGACTTTAACCAATCATAATTAAAATTTTCTTCATAATCAGTTTCATTTTTCAATAAATTATACTTATCCCTCAAATTTTGTGGTGGACTGCTAGTTTTCCATGGATAAAGATGATATTCTAATTCAGCAACTATTTCCCATAAAGTTAATCTAATAAAATTAAACACTTTAGAGTTTTCCACTAACTATACCACTATTCACCACTCTAGTGCTACCTTCGGGCCAACCTTCTTGCTCACATTTAAGATGCCATCGTGTCATAATAGTCACATTATCTCTAATAGCACCAGAAAGCATTTTACGACCATCTTTAGTCATAGAAGAAAACAAACCGTATCGAGTTTCCCAAACATAGAAGCACTCATCAATAAGTTCAGCACCTTCTGGTATAATAACCTCTGATTGAGTATCAGTCTGAATCATTGTTTTCCTCCGGTGGTTTTTTATTGAATCCAAAAGGTCCTACTTTAGTTTCAGATCTTTTCTTCATAACAACACCAGCAAGAGACTCCATAATTTTAAGGATGTCTTCTGCCTTAGCACCTTCACCAAGTTCTTTGGCAACATAAAAATACTTATCAAAGAACTCTTGACTGTGCTCTTTATAGTCTTCGACTGTGATTGGTTGATCTTTCATTTGAATTTACCGAGTGCTTCTTCTTCAAGTTTAACAAGAATTCGTCGTGATTGTTCTTTTTTAATTTTATTGTAAATGGATTCATGACGACGGATCTCTCCACCCATCGAACAATTTTTCTCCATTTCACTTACATAGAACTCCAATTGAAGAAGTTCCATATCTTCAAAATCAAGTCTTGCTTCCTTGACATTATTCATTCTTTTTTTATACCTTTCTAGTCCATCTTTCATTAATTGATCATATTCTTCGTCATTCATAAATTGATCGCTCATTTTCCTCCTGTATCATAGTTTAGTTGATCATCTTGCTCTTTGAGTTTAGCACGTCTCACCCTATCATGAAGTTGCTTGAGTGCTTCAGTAACCTCAGGAGTTTCTTCCCACTCCCAAGTTTCACCACCCTTTCCAGTAAATTCTCTTTTAGTCATGGATTTAAAGTTTTGTAGACAGCAGAGACACTCATATGCCCGTGAATGTATCCTGCAGTGATTATAGCAAATACAGTCAAAAATATCAAGCCCGTTGTAACTAAGTTAGGCAACGGTGAGATCATTAATTGTGTATTTGTTTTTTCTGAGTTGATATCGTTTGATGTATCTTTGTCTGTGTTCTTCACAATCAAAATGGCAGATTCGATCTTCATTTCCGTCCCTATACTCTAATCGATAAGGGAATGCTTTAAATGGATGCATTTCTTCAGGTGTTAGATTCTTTTTCTTCGGAGTTTTTGTCGAACTCTTTACCTTCGCTTTGCGAGTTGTAGTAGTCTTCTTTACTGGCATTTTTCTCAATCATTTTTTCATGTTGTTGAGCACCTAAGTTGTCTAGAAAATCATTCATCATTTGAAACCTTTTACTTCTTTTTTATCTAGCACATCGATATGAGAGAGAAAAGATGATGGAGTATTCCACCAGACTGATTGTGCTTCTCCCCATGATTCTACTGTAAGAGACATACCATCAGCTTTTACAACTTTATAGTGATGTCGATCATAAGGTTCACTGGATGTTTCTTTGAAGAACAGTGGGTCAGAGGGATCAATTAAACTCATGGCATTTTCATAATTTGGGTTGTAACTTCTTGATGTCTTAGATACAATTTAATAAAGCATCTAGCCATTACTTTCATTGTATCAAGATCTTCACAGTTCTCAATTTCTCTTGAGAGTTTTTCATATTCAAAGAGTTTAGATGTGGTCTCTAATTGTATGCTATCTGGATCCATGTCTTTTAGATATTCTAAACTACTATTTACCCCAGAATCTTTCAGTTCAAAGCATACTGAGTTAAACCACCCCTCCTTATTGTAAAGTTTTATTTTCGTATGTTGAGAACGAACATCCACTTTCTCAATAATATATTCTTTACCAATTATAAGATAGGAAGTGGGATCATCATTATTTCCCCACCTTATTTGCTCTTCAGAGCATCCTGTATATTCTACAATATTATTCTTTTCCATTTGTAATCATGCGATCTATTGCGATTAAAGTATCATAAGGAATCCATGCAGGATTTTCATCATCAAACTGAACCTGAACCTCATTGATATTACTCTGTAATAGTTTAGAATAAGAAGTTCTGGTGTTCTTTACATAGGAGATTGGATTACTCATATTATTTAAACAAAGGAAAGAGAGGAGGAGCAAGATCATAGTATCCCATATTATACCAATAACAATCAATCAGTCTTAATTTCTCACTGACAGTATTCTCTTCATTATGGGGATCAAGTGCCGTAAAATCCTCACAAATTCTCACAATCTCTTGAGGAACCTGTATTTTTGTCCAGGTGTTTGGATCATCAACAAAAACTGGTATCATACTACAACCTGTTCCCATGCTTTCTTAAAGTTTTTATCCCAGTTTTCAGTATAAACGGGAAGAAAAGAGTTTAGTGCATAACAAATATCAACAATTTTCATTTGATTTTGTTCATCTACAGCCTCTTGCAATTCATCCAACATAAATTCTACCGTAGAAATCCGGGAAAATGATTGCTCAAGATTGTTCATGACTATCCAAGTTTCATCGGGCATCAGGTTTCTCTTGTTTATACCCATATTCTATCACAATTTCCTTGTGTGTGCTCACTGTGTCTGATAAGGATCTCTTATGTATTTTGTAGTCATGACCTTCTTGACCCAGTTCTTTTGCAAACTGATGCAGTAAGTTCCAATTTAAGTTCTGATCCATTGCTTCAATGCAACTTGTGTTATATTTAACACTATGGATTTCTTGGGTCAATACCTAAACTTTCAAGATAATCAATCCACCAATTAGCATCCTTCATATACTTCCAATTGGGGACAGGTTTACCTTGTTCTACAGCATAATATTCATATAAAGCATCATCGATAATCTGTGCGGTCTCCATATTCTTCTTCCTCCTCATCAACATCCGCATATGCATCTCCCACATATGGTCCGTGTGGTTTTTTGGATTCTGTTCGGACATAGTTCTGTTCTTGGTTAACAGCGGCAATCCATAATGAAAGTTTAATAATAATCCAAATTAATGCCAGAGGTAAAAAACAAGCAATAAGGATTAAGGGTTTCATACAAACATTCCATTCTCACTCATATATTGAAGTGTTTCTTTCATGCTACCAATGTGATGATAACCAATTGATACTTGAGGATATGTTGCCTCCGAACCAAATTCGGACTCAAATGCATTATTATCAAAGTCAACACCTAACACATATTCATGAAAGTTATCCCCAAGAAATTTTATGAGAGATGCCATTCTCTCACACTCTTGACTTCCGTTGCTGTAAATTACTGCCTGCATTTTAGTCTCTTTGTCTCCAATCGTCTCTTTTTTCTTGATTAAACCAATCTACAATCTCATCAGCAGATCCAAATCCCGTCTTATAATTGGATGGGTCCGGGTCACCTAACCCCATCCTATTCATAAAATCATCCATACTACCTTCCTCAATTTCTTGTGAAGATTGTCTTCTTGCTTTTTTCAACATTTCATAAGCAGTTGTGTTTGCTTTCGCAAGTTTCTGTGCCCATACCATATCATCAAGTTTAACCTCTTCGTTATTTGCAATGCATTTACAAATAAATTCTAACCGAAGACGGTATTTCGTAGACAGCATATTATTCTTTTGCCTCTAGATGTTTATTTATTTTTACTCGCAATTCCTTTGCAAGTTTAAGATTTTTACGGTACATCATATATTTTACCACAGGATTAGCAGGATTATTTTTTAACCACCACAATTCCTTTCTAATGTTTGTATTCACTAACTTCAGAACATAATCAAATGCTTTTGCAACATTTGGATCAATGACTATCACATATAAAATAACTCCAAATACCAAAAAAAGCACATATTGTGCTGTCATTGGTGAAATTCCTGATTTCTACGACGATCAAGATATTCTAAAATTTCTGCTCTCCATTCCATCAACTCAAAGAAACATTCTTGATTGTGAGCACATTTTCTGAGTTCATGATCTGGTTTCAATACACTCTCATAAAAAAGTCCAAGTGCATCTTTGCTTTTTTGTTCCTTTTCTGTCATAGAAAGTTCTCCAAAGTGGATGTAGTTTTCTTTTTAATTTTAGAATACTTTTTGATATAATCAAGTGCCTGTTTATACGTTTTTACACTATGCACTTGACTACCATTATGTATAATACAGAACCCTTTCTTCTTTCCTGCTAGTGGAACAGCAGCCCACATTCCATCTTTAGATACAAAACCATCAGGGTCTCCTGGTTTTACATTCAGGAGACTCTGATTATGAACATGAGGTTTGAGAAACTTAGACATTAAAAGAATGATGCATTGACACTCACAACAGTAGCATTCGGATTACGTGCCAGTGCTACTTTTTTTGCTTCCTGATAGTCACGGGCATGAACGGTCTCATAGAAGACAGTACCGGCAACATAGAGTTCGACTTTGCATTTCATGGTGGTGTTCCCTTGATTACCTTTGTATTATAGCAGAGTAGAGCAGGGTTTCTGCTCCTGGTGGACAGTTCAGCAAGTGGTCAACGACGAATAACGGAAATTGCTGGTTGTCCTTGCTTGAATACGGTGTCAACGACTGCCTGAACGGACTTGGCAGTGCTGATGCCCACTTTATCATAGACTGGAACACAGACCAGTCCAAAGGTCTTCTGAGTGCCTCCTAGACGGATGACACGACCGATAGACTGACTGATTCCGATATAATCCATGTTACGCATGAACAATACTGCCTCAAGACCACTGACGTTGATACCTTCAGACAAAATAGAGTGATGAAGAACAACAAACTTTTTGTTAGGGTCTTTGCCCCATGCATTCAGAGTATCGAAGAATACCTCACGATTGACTTTCTTACCATCAATCACGGCACCAGTCTTGGATGTAATATACAGACAGGAATAACCACGTTTTGCCAGTTCATTACGAAAGTCAGATTGACTCAGAAGTTTGATAATCTGTTTGGTAGAACGTGCGGCAATCAGGATTTTGTCCAGTGAATTCTCATCAATTGTCTCAATCAAATTCTCACAGTCACGGTCGGCAATCATCTGCTTGTCCTGAACCATATCCAGTTGCTTTACAACAACCTTAGGAGGCAGAATATATCCTTGCTCTACTAATGTAGGAGCAGGAATGTTACAGATGACTTTACCGTAGACCTCATAATCATTCATCCCTGGCTTGTAAATAGAGAGAGAATGCTTAGGAGTAGCAGTGAAGAAGTAGCACCGATCAGCATCAGCAGAAAAGTGCTCCGTAGCAGGGAAAAAGTTACGTTGGACTGAGTTATGTGCTTCATCAAAGTAAATCGTATTGACTTCGATATCTGCTTCTACAAGACGATGTAGAGAGTGATATGTGGTAAAGATTACTACATTCTCACCAGCAGTTCTAGCAGTATTTACAAACAGATTGATCTTTTCTGCTTTTGTTGTGGAGAAGTGTGAAGTCTCACCACTATGAACATGCATCACATGTGTGTGAGTTGTATCGATGACTTCC